CAGCGCCCCGCATGAGCAGGCGTGACACTTTTGATCCGTCCCCTCGCGTCCGTAAATTCAAGTCCTTCCGTGAGGAGGTGCAATTGCGGGGAATTATTGTACCGAACTACGGCTACCGACTGGTCTTTGTCATGCCAATGCCGAATTCATGGAGCAAAAAAAAGAAAGCGGCGATGTGCGGAACTATCCACCAACAAACCCCTGACAAGGACAACCTTGAAAAAGGACTGCTTGACGCTATCAACTACGGCAAAGGCAATGCTAAAAACCTAGATGATAAACAAGTTGCGGATGGCAGGGTTACGAAAGTCTGGGGCTACCATGGCAGTATTACGGTTATTGTAGAAAAGCCGGAGATTTCTGAACAGTGGCTTGCTGAGGCTGCGCAGATTGCAGTTGGCAGTGCGCCGCAAGATCCAAACGTCATTAGGTTGTAAAAAACCCACCGTAGGTGTCCAGGCAGGAAGGGTGGCCGTAGGTAAAGCCAGTTGCCCGCGCTTAGTTTCCACTGCGCTACCATAGTGGGTAACTTCACTATACACGAAAACAAAAACCCCCTCCATAGCGGAAGGGGTTTTTTAGTCGGACGAGAAACCTACCCTGTGTATTGGGTAGCACCAAGATAGCCTGGATCTAACAGATCGGCAATCAGTTGGTAGTGGTTTGTTCCGTTTGCTACTACTTCTGGGGTAAATGTACCGCGTACATCACCTGTCGTTGCAGTCGCAACAAGATCCACACCTGCCACCAAAGTACCAGCGGTAGGACCGTCAGTTTCAATGATGATGTGGCCGTTTACAGCACCAGCTGATGGTGTACTGGTGATAACCAACTCAATACCATCACCTTTATCAACCGCAGCAGTTGCGTGGCGGTAAGACGCAGTGTCGCTATCTTTGGTGTCAACTGCTGAACTTCCAGCAATTGCCACACTTAGACCGTCAACCGCAGTTGTACCAAGTTCAACCGTTAGTGTTTGGTCACCAGTAGTTGCAGTGGTAACTACAGTTTCGACACCTACGATGAAGCCATCAACAGGGCTAGTTACGAAGATTGATGTACCTGCAGCATACTCGGTCGCAGGAATCTCAAATGGTACAGCAACACGGCCATTACCAAAGTCGATTACATTACCGTTCAACATAACAGCGCGAACCAAACTTTCGTCTGGCAAGAAAACTGGTAAACCAATAACTTCACCAGTACCTGCGGTCATGCTCGTTACGTCAGCGCTGAATGACAGGCTAGTAACGGTTTTGAACGCTTTAGCACCAGTTAGACTGGTACCAGAAGCGCTGGCCTCAACCATAGTGTTACCGTACTCGTCAGTACCCGTAACAGTCAGTACAGCCGTGCCGGTCCATGCAGCTACGACGTTACGAGGAACGTCAAATGTGGCTACAGTACCAGCAGTGTTTGCTAGAGCACCATCTAGTTCCGCCAACGGACTGGTAGCAACAGTCACAGACTGGCTTTCACAAATACCGTTGGGGTCTGCTGTGTCAGGAGCACCCAAGTCCATAATGACTGGGTACAGCTGACGCGCACGTTGAGCCTGCTGACGATGGCCAAGACGGCTTGGAAGTTTCTCAGCTAAAATGTCACCGCCACCGGCAGTTTCAAGTTGAACGCTGAAATCACTACCAGCTGCCAAAGTCACGCTTGAGCGCCATGTTAGCGTAATATTGCTTGCGCCAAAAGTTAGCTCAAAATCTTTCGGTGAAACGTAGTTGTTGTTGTTGAGGACAGCCATTGAGTGACCCGCACTAAAGCGGAATGTCGAAGCGTCCGTGCCTTCTGGGTATGACAACGTAATTGTGCCTGCAGCCGCAAGTGCCGCAGATAGCGTGCCGTTTACCTGGTAAAAGGATTCTACCTTTGCCATGGTACCTATCTCCTGTGTTATTTATCGGGGTGCCGCAGTCAGCGGCAACTCAATTAAACCATAATACAGATATTTAAGCAACTCGGAATGCGAGAATGGGGGCGCCCTCGCTGTTCCCGTACATTTCCGTAAACGATGGGAACGGGTCTGGCAGAAGGTTAGCGTAAGTAATGTCGGCATAAACGCCATGTAATGAATTAGAAGAAGACTGGCCAATCGCACCAGTGATATTATCGGAACCTAAAAACTCAGTTGTACCGACGACGGTATTTGCGCGCTGTAAGTTCGGCGCAGAAGATGACCAGTTATGTACGACAGCTAGCCAGTAAATACCTGGGTTTAATACAGTGTCCGCTAGTGTTAAAATCTGTTCAGTACCACTCGTAGTATCAATTTCAGTGTTTTGCGCAACAATTAAGGAGCCTGGGCCACCCTCGGCACCGCTATTATCGTAAATAGCACCCTTAGCAACACTACCGCTCCCGCCATTAGCGCGAGCAAAGCCGATTGCATTAACGGTTACTTTCTTATGAATGCGTACAGGTTGTGCGTACAAGCGTTCTGCTGTTTGCACGGCCACGGATGAACTTGCGTTGTATTGCTCAGAGTACCACCGATCAGAAACGTATTGATCAAACTGCGGCACAACGTCTCGCGTTGCCAGAAGACCTAGCTTGTCGAACAATTTTCCGCCGTGACCAAATAACTCCATATTAAGGATTCCTTGGCGCGCCACGCACTTCTAAGCGCCAAACCCCCGCAGAAGCGTCTGCGTTGACTGCACGAACCGCGGTAATGTTGCTAGGTACGGGAAACCCGAAACTTTCAGTCTGGTTGCCTGCTGCCATTGATACAAAAACACCAGTTCCCGCCTTAATGTCGGCAATCTTTGAAATGCTGTACTCTAAACGGGCGCCAGTTGTGGGAGATCCGCTAGTTAAACTTAAAACAGCATTGCAAATTAGGCTTGGGTCTAAGTAGATGGTATCACCTGTGCTATTCACAGCAACCGCGGCATCCTCTGCATAGTAGGTACCATCGTGTAAATTATCTTCATTCAATAGAGTTACTGCCGACATAATTAAGTCTCCTTATCCGTAGGATAGTCTATTTTTCGCTTTTCTTCAATGCATTAACCACGCTAGTAGAAACTTTCTCAATTGACCGACCGCCAATATAGCCACCCAATGAAATCTGCAACAAGGTCCACATTTGTTCAGGCAGGGCTTGCCATGCATCTAGGACAGGCAATTCAACACCAAATAAGCCATGCATCAGCGGTACAATAACCCCGTTGAATACGATTAGGAACATGAACAGATACATCAGGTGCGGTCGCCAACTTGCTGATGGCCCGCCAGCCTTTGCCTCAGCAACAATAATGTCGCGCTGAGCCTCAAGTTCTTTACCCGCATTAGAAAGTAGGGATTGATTCAACTCAGCTTTCAACTTTTCTGCCAAATCTTTGTCGGCCACCCGCTTATCAATAATGTCAGCAGCCTTACTACCGATATTACTAATTACACTGAGCGGGTTCCAAGCCATTATTGCGACACCCCTGACCAAATCACTGGGGCACTTGCACGGTTGTCGACATGAACATGGCCGTTGTAAACACCAATCCCATTAAACCCCATATCAATGGCATGTTTAACAATCGTACGCTTTTCAATACCGTTTTTAGTGGCAATATCCACAGCGCGCCCAAAGAGGTGCTGGCTACGGGGGCTACCGACACCTGCATCAATCCTAAACCCGCTGGAAATGCGGAATGGGAACCCGCAACGATGGCGTAACTCGTCTAACATTTCAAGGAAATCTTCCTGCATGTTTTGACCAGACCCAGCCTCGCGCGGGTCGTCAAATTCACTTAACTTAAAATATCTTAAATCCATAACTATACCTCGGCACGGTTGTCTTTCGCCTGAATACCCTCTGCTTTGTTCTTTATGTAATTTCTCTGACGATCAATCATAATATAAAGCCTAAAGAAAATTGTTAAGACTGTACCCAGCGCCACCATGGTCCCAAGAAGACCGTCAACAAGCTGGTGAACAGTGATTGCCATAGTTGCCAGGCTTGGCATAGCAACCACATCAGTTGCTATTTCAACGATTTTCTGATTCTGTGCCATCTTCTTCCTAATTCTCTTTGGCTGGGTCCAGACCAATTGTAAACAAATATGTCCGCATTTGTCTAAGACTTTGTTTACCTTTGGTTGAATCCGGTTTACCAGATTCTTTAATAAAATTGGCCAAGGTTTTGGCAAAATCTTCATCATAAAGTGCTCTCTCCATCATACTTTTAGCAGCATTCCGAGATGTCGCAATACCCGCCTTTGTCATTACATTAACCATCATATTTTGCAGTGAAAACCGTCCTTCCGCAACCGATCTTTGTTGCGATACAATTGAAGGGATGCTCGTGCCGATATTTTTTTCAACACCTGCCAAGGGGCTAAACTCAGCGCTACGGCCAGCTGCAATGTTTTGACTACGCTGCAAAGTCTCCAGTGAGGATTGCACATTGTATAATGCGTCAACGTGTTGCTCGCCTAAAAACTCTCTCATTTGTGCGTCGTTATCTTTCAGAAACTTCTTGAGCGCTGATGGATTTGCGGGTTTTTGAGGGTCAAATAGACGGGCACTCTCCATGGCTTCTTGCCAGTAAATCTGCGCAAATGCCGTCTTATCTTCGTCGGTAAAGTCGCGAGCAAGGCGCTTCATAAAGTCTGGGTCTTCCATGGCGCGAGGGATTATCTTGTCAGGATACCGGTTTAGCTTTTGGTTTAATTCCGTTTTTGCAATCCCACGGCGGCGCTCATCTAACTGCTTGTTGCGTGCCATAACCTGCTCATTGGCCTTACCAACATTACCAACAGCTGCTTTGATTTCGGGATATTCGTCTAAAACGGAAGCGTGCTTATTCTTCCACCGTGTGAATGCTGCTTGGTCAAGTTTACCATCTTTAACTGCAACTTGGCGTAGGTCATCAAGTGCCACCGCTTTCAGGGATTCTTTAGCTTGCGCATCATCTCCAAATGTGCGCTTGAACTGGCGAGCGCTGGTGACATCACCCGCCTTGAAATACTGACGCGCCACATCTTCATTGTTGATCCGCAAATCTCCGCCACGGCCCTTTGCGCCAACATCGCGAGCAGCGTCAGTTTCAAACCGATCGATAAAATTCGACTTATAAATTTCGCGGAACTTGCTATAGTTTTCCTGCATGGTTGGGTCGCCTGCAAACGCATCCGCATCCAAAAATTCGTCAATCTGCTCTTGAACCTGCTGTAACACGCGCGCTTTACTGCGCTGACCCTGTGACAATGCTTGGCGGATTTCATCACCGACCTGTTCACGGGCATATTTAATATCTTGGAAGGTTAAAGATTCTTCTGCGCTTACGTCTGGGGCAGCCCCCTCAATTAAATCAGGCTGGTCGCCACCTGTCAGGAGTTTCTGGTCTTGATTTTTGCCGTAACCCATAAGTTTGTTATACGTCACCCCCATGGTGTCAGCGTCAGCCAATTTAGAAGGCTTCAACCCTTTTAACCGCTGCTGTAGCAAGTCAATAGGTACGGGTTGCTCTGACCGGATACCCATTTCTCTAGCCAATTTGTCCATCTCCATTGACGACTGACTTCTTAATTCGGCTTGTCGGCCGCGAATAGCCTCACCCTGCTGAAATCTATCTACCTCTGGCAGTTCTGACGCAACATCTTCTGCTTTCATGTCAGATCTGGCCTGTAACTCATCAAGCCTGCCGGTTACACGATCGAGGCCACGTTCACCTGCTTGTAAAACTTGGTCGCGCGGGTTTCCCTGAAATTTAGGTGCTTGCCCTTCGGCGTAATCGGAGATTGCCTGACGGCTATCGCCGCGACGAAATGCGTATTCATCACGCTTGGCGCCACTCGCTGATTTTTCAATTTCTCTCTGCTCGTCTAACAATGACGGTAAACCGCTCGATTCCGCCACAGTTGGATTAAATCCAGGGATTTCTTCCCGTAAACGTTCTGCTTCCTCAATGTTTACCTGTGACCGAGGGGTATTCAACCCCTGAAAGTTCTTAGACAAAGTTTCCATAGCGCGTCTCTGGTCAGCCTCACGGCTTTTTTCGGCCATACGCTGCAGTGTTTGGCTTTCTATTCCTGCATCACTCGCCATACGCGCGCCCTGATTTGCAACGGCATTTGTAGCAACCTTAGTAAGCTGGTACGTTGGTGACATTTTAATAATATTTCCACCCGCTTTAGCCACGTTACCTGGCTGTAGCGCGGCCTCACCACCTAACACAGCGCCTACCATCTCTGCGTAAGGGTCTAGGCTGTCTGGTGTTAGGGCTGGCAATACCTCAGCCCCTGTAGCGGCGCCAACCGTAGCTGCCCCCTCTTTTGCGGCAAATTGTGATGGTTTGGTGCGCGCACCTTCGAGCATTTGCTGCACAACTCCCCCTGACCCCTGCGCCGCGGGCTTCATGGTTTGCGCATACTTCAATATAGGGCCAATCAAGGTTGCGTAGCTACCAAGTTCCGTGTCAATACGGTCTCTAATGTTACCGCCCATCCCTTCGGCTGGCGCCTGAACTGGGGCCATAGCGGCCTGAGCGTCTTCCAAGGAAGTGTCTGCACCCATAAGGTTGGCGAAGCCTTGAGCGCCACGGGTCGTTACGGCATCAGTCGCACCTTTTAGCCACTGGCTACCCCCAACAGCATTTTCAATGTCCGGCACACCAACGCCCGTTTTATTTTCAAAACTATCTCCCAAGAAATTCATGGCGCCAGTGACAGCATCAACGGGAAGGCCAATAACATCGTACATACCGCCCAACATATTGCGGGCTGACCTCGCCGCCCCAAACTGAGGTTCAACTTGCTCGTCTTGCGACTGTGATGTTGGCCGCTGGTCTTTGGGCAAGTAATTTGTTTGTGTTTGGCGTTTAAGTTCTTGCAGGCCGTCAACAGACATACCGTCAAGATTGCCCGATTTCATGGCCTGCAAGTCCTCAACCGAAAATACGTCGTAATTGAGGGGCATTACTGACCCCCCTGCATTTTGCGCTGAATTGCCGCATCAATGGCATCAACGTCAAACTGCGGCGTGTCTCCGGCTGTTGTCGCACCAATACGAGGGGGCTTGTCGGTTTGGTTGCCCTGTTCGTCGGCCGCAAAAATGTTAAACGAAGTACGGCCAATCGTATCGTACCCAATATTTCCCTTAAGGATGTCATCGGCAATTTGCGCATCAGCATCAACGGTGTTACGAGCATTTCCAAGGCGCACAAGCAGATCGTCCATACTTTTGAACGTGCCAGTTAGACCGTAGGCTTTGCGCAACTGCTGCTGCTCCCATGCAGGCGGTCGACCACTAGACGCCGACGCAACAATCAATTCACGCTCAAGTCCCTGTAAGAAGTTTCTAAATGTCTCTGACTTGGTGTCAAATGTTCCAGCTTCGGTAAATTGACCTATTGTATTCAACGCTAAGTTTTGGAATGCGGGGCTAAAACCAGCTGCGCTTAGCTGTGATACGTCCCCGTTTTGCAGCGCGTCAAGCGCCGCGTCAATTTTTGGAATAACTCTGCGAGACCGCATAAGCACATCTTCCGCTTTACGTTGCGTAGAAACGTGAATACCTCCACCGCGAGTATAGTTCGGATTGCCCTGTTCATTAAAACTGGCAACCGTCCACTCACCGCGCCGCGGCTCGTTAAGCGTTTCGACGTATTCCTCGGTACCATCTGGGTTTTGGCGGACAAGGATTGAGTGGCCTGGTGTAAACCCAAACTCAGCAGCCTCCTGACCAGTTACAATTCTGGTGGGGCTTTCGTTAAACTGGATGGGTTCACCAGTGTTTAGGTTGTACAATCTGCCGTCAGAACCACGTGCAGTCTGTAATCCCCTACTCCGCTGATGAACTTCCTCTAGCTGACCCATAATCGCCTGAACTGCCTCACTATCTCCTGCCTGTTGCGCTTGTTTTAGCTGGTGGTTTAGTAAGAAAGTTTCAAGTTCCTGCGGCGTTCTAGGGTTGTCAATGCGCATTTGCTCGCGCTGTGCGGCGGCAGTGTTACGCATCCCCTGCAAAGTGGTCGCCTTGTCTAAGTCAAATGCTTGGTTGTTAGCCCGAATATCTACTTGACCCGGTAAACTGAATGCATCGTTCTCACCAATCGCATCACCTGCGCCAACAAACGAACGAGCAACGCGGTCATCAGGTGCCCCTTGTGTGTTTGCCAATAATGCTCGATATGTGTCACCAAAGCCCTGCTTGGAAAGCACATCGGCGAGCATGAGTGATGAGTAAGAGTTTGCAATTGCTGGATCTACCCCTGTCTCAACCAACTGACCCATACCTTGCTGTAGGTATTTGTGGCGATTCTGCAAATCACCCAATGCAAGTGCTTCTTTGTCCGCGCGTGCCCGCTTGTAATCATATTCTGCTTGGGAAATTAACTGGTCGGCCTGCGATGGTTTCGCAGTTTGTGCAGCTGTAAGGTTTCTTAACCCTTCCGCAATATAATTTCTCATGTTGCTACCTCACCTTTGGCGGAGGCGGTGAATATGCTCCTGGGTTGTAAGTTGGCTGTGGGATTGTTGCTGGGTTTTGAACACCTCCACCACCTTTCCCAAAAATATCGCCCCAGCCTGGCCCTTTTCCGCCCTGCCCAAATGTATTGGTTGCACCGACAAGCATTGCTGCATTACCGTAAATAGGTGCCCAGCTGCTTTGGCGAGCGCCAATGGCATTCGCTTCTTGCCCGAAAATGTCTGCATAGTTGGTTGCAAAACTACCAAGTTTGTTTAACTCACCAGCGCTACGATTCAAATCAATCCGATTAAACATACCAAGGTCGTTATAACCAGATAACTTTGCCCGACGCTGGCTTTCATCCAAATCTTTGTTTGCTTGTCCGCGGGTTTGGTCTCCTAAAACACGCATAAAGTAGTCTTGGTCTTTACCGCTAGTGTTACCCGCACTGAACTCGTTTTGGAGGTCTGAACCCGTATCAAGGAATTGCGCATACGTGTCTGCATAACCCTGTGTTAGGTCGTTGATACGCTGCTGCTGATTTTCCAACGTAAATTGGTCTTGGGTCTGGTTAAACTGCTGGTCTGCTGCTTCACGCAACGGATTCTGGCGGTCCTGCTCCATTTGGTAAGCAAGGTCCAAATCACGCTTTTTGTCTCTGTTATGCTGACGCTGCGCCTCCGCTGACGCGACCATAAGCGAAATCATAATAGCTGCTGTAATTGGATCCACGGAAACTTGCCCTTATTTTACAAAATAGCTTGCACCGCCTCGATTTACCCCACTAGCTACGAGATGGTCATTACTGGTGCCAATCTGTGAGCGCGGGTTAATCGCATTTCCGCGAGCAAGCTGATTCTGCTGCAGTGTTGACGTAAAGTCAGCAAACACCTGACCAAGCGGGCTGAACGGCTCCGGTTGGTTCAAAATTTGCGACTGGCTTGCCGCTGACGCTGCGGCGGCCGCTGGGTCAGCACTGGATTGCAACTGATTGTAAAGACTATTGCGTGTGTCCTCCACGCTGGCGCGCGAACGATTGCTGTAGGCACTCGCATTGTCAATAATTGCCTGTCTTTGGCGGTTAAACTCCTCCAACAGGTCGTTAGTTTGACGGATAGCAGCAGAAGATCGGCCACCACCACGGTCTGCAAAGTATAACCTGCTTTTTTCTAATGCGTCGTTATACTGATCCTCAAGTTGCGGTTTGTAATAGTCAGTATATTCAGTTTGACGCTGCTCAAAGTAAGGGTCATTAAACTGGGAAAACTGTTGGTCAATTGACGAACGGCCTTGGTTAATTTTACCTTGGCGCGCTTCTTCCTCAGCCCGCCGCTGTTGTGCTGCTTTTTCTGCTGAATTATCGCGACCAGTCATTTTAGATCTCCATAAAGTTTAGTTTTTTAAGTTTTTTGTACAGGCCGTGAGGCGTTAAGGCAAGGCAACCTCTCAGTCCTAAAACGGATTTTACCAGATTAACGCAATATATGAAACCGCCAAATGATATTCTACTTGACTTCTGCATCTCGCTTCCCACCAGCACGGTATCACCGCTGTTTTTATATGCTTTTGCCATCCACTCTGCGCTTTCGCACTCTAGAAAATAGGCATCAACCCCGCCGCCCGTAAAATTTATGATAAAAACCCCATTCGGGACTTTACGATAACACATACAGTGCCTAAACCCTTTTTTTAAGAGTGGGCGCCACCAGTATTTATCTGGCACATCCATAAAAACTACATACCACTGCATTAGGAGGCTGGCCCGTCATCGTAATGCAAAATAATCTGGGATACGCGTGCCGCGCCCGCTTGATTTATATTTTGCAGGTGTACTGAGAAATAAGGGCCGCACCCCTCAACGGGGTAGGCATCCTCCAATGTGGTTGTACCATCAATTTCACCAATCTCAATAAATGCGTCGTCCCCGTCCGGGTCTCTTGGATCTGTAAAAATCTTGCAGTACCATTTACCTTCACAAACAATATCAATACCCTTGAGTTGTTTTTTGGTTGCCGGTGATTGGAAGTATAAGAACGGCGTTTGTAGTGTTGCAGTGATGTCGTCATCATACTGGTCATTATTATCACCACCATAAAGGTATATTGTATCCCCTGCGCGGGCAAAAAGTTTACCTGACTTACGCCCATACTCCGTAATTTGCAGCCCATTCCATTGCGTCCATGCGCTAATCTTGTTAGCTGGGAATCTGCTGTGGACATAAGTATTTTCATGGATTGACAGTAGGTATCGACCATCACGCGGGTCAGCTGCAGCAACGGCCGCCTCTTTTTGAGCATCGGTAAGCGTATCCATGTACTCTAAAATGTAAGTATCAATTGCTGTACCGACATCAGAAACAAACGGCACATTAGAACTATCTCGCGCTTTTAGGCTTCGCACTCCTGTATCGCTCAAAAAATAGATATCTAAATCACCGACTGAAACAATAGACTTATTGGCAAAAGTACCAGTATTTTCTACGTTTTGCAGTAGAGAATTGTTTGCGTCATCGGCAAACACTTGCCAAACCTGAGTTTCGTTGCGCGAAAAAACAGCAAGGTAGTTTTGATATTTGCCAATACCTGTTAAATCTTCCAACTGCGAAGCCTCGGTTGAAATATCAATGAATCCACCACCGTTCAATAGAGTGAAAAACGCTGTTGGGTCGTCAATTTCGCTAAAGTGTAGGATTTTACTTGCCGTAGTGTACATTTTCTTACCAAATGTTAGCGCCGTGATCCCTGGGTTGGTTGGGTTGCCAGAAAACCCAAAATCTTCACCGTCAAGGTTGACGTTAAATTGGTCTCCGATTTCAAATGTGCCGCCCACGGTAAATCGCTCAACTTGCGAGACTCCAGTAACAGCGTTTACGCCGCCGCCCATGTTGTTAATACCACTATATGTTACGGCATCGGGAGAAACCGTTACGGCAATTTGCCGCCCATTGGCTGCGGTACCACTTAAAGAAGATTGGATGGTTACGGTATTTGTTGAGTTTGTCGCATCGTAATCAGGTGAAGATACGTTCGCAGAAATATTGTTTGCAACATCATTAGCGGTTTCCGTGCTGTTTGTTACCCAATCAACAGGTCCGCTTAGTACCTCAACTCCATCAACTGTTACAGAGGTGATTTGAACCGTGCCTACATCCTCAACACCGCGTGTAATTTGGAAGGAACCTGTCGCCTGAACCCGATCAACACCTCCACTCATATTGCTGGCGTTGATAAGACTTACTGTCCCAGTTGCTGAACCTGATACAACAAAACCATTTGGACTTGCACCAGATAAAGCCGCCGCTTGAATAGTAATAACCGCACCAGTGTTATTTGCTGAATAATTTGGGGAAGATGTGTAACTGTCAATCTGCGCCTGCACGTTCGCCGCAGTTTGCTCGTCGCTGCTTGTCCACGCAACAGGCGTACCAAGAATGTCAACGCCGTTTACTGTAATACTATCAATTGTATCACCGCCAACCCCTCCGCTGATTTCAATTGAGCCTGTAGCTAAAACTTCATCAACACCACCACTTAAATGCGAAATACTACCAATACCAATCACTTTATTAGCGGACGTTGGGTTTACCACAAACCCATTTGGAGATGAGCCAGTACCAGTATCTGCAGTGATTGTCACCGTTGCCCCAGAAGCGGATGCATTGTAGTCGGGAGAAGTAGATGACGAGTTGATTTGTGAAACGACGTTAATGGCGGTCGTGGCAGCGTCCGTATCAAAGTCAACAGGTGTTCCATCTAACACATCCACACTATTAACAAGCACGGTGCTAACTTGATACACACCCGCGCTTTCGTAACCATTGGAAATCGTGAAAGAACCTGTAGCAAGCGTTTCCGAAACAGGATTAACACCAGGTGTAACCGTAGAGTTCGTGAGTGTCTGGTCGTCCGTACCGCCACTCACATTGTCTGCGTCGGTTGCTACCGTGAACGTACCTTTGGCCACTTTGGTTACGTCAAACGTATTCCCAGCTGCGGTGGCGGTATATTTTGTGGATGCATCAATCAGACCTGCAAGGTGACTGGAAATACCTGTGTTATCCACCATGTCGGAACGCACCACGCCATCTGCCCATGATCCGACCAGCGAACCGTTGTAAAAATGGAAGATACTGTCGTCGCTAAATTTTGCGATAACATAAGGTAAACCTTGGTAAAGTTCGCTGTCTAAAATAGTAGATATGGTGGCAGATGCGTTACCTGGATGCTGTAACCTTTGGTAAGTTACGCCAGCTGGCATAGCCGTTGCCAAAGACCCCTCAGCAATAGAACCAAAGACGTAAATGGTGCTACTGGCAGTCTGCATCCCCTTAGTTTCACCAGTGGAAAGTGAGTATTTACTTACCCATGCCTTTCTTTTCTCAAATTCTCCACCTCGGTTTATCACCCCGTTAGTAGCATGCAGCAAGGTACCAGGCGCAGATGCCTCCTGCATCCGAGTGCTATCAATCCCACCTTTGACATTATCTAGAACAATATAAGCCATAAATTACACCGTTGAATTTGGGTTATAAGTCCGAGGCGCACGAACTGGCGTACTGCGCAACCGTCTGTTTTGAACCTCACCCAAAATAACTGGATCTCGCGGGTTGGAAATACGAGAACGGACAGCCGCAAAAAACTGGTCTGCTTTCACGCGCTTAGTATCTGCGCCTGGAATTTTCATGTACTCCATTAACTCGGCTGCAGCGTAAAGCGCAATAAGGCGGTCATCAAGCAGCGCTCGATCACTTTCCTCAACAAGTTGGGGTAACTTAATGGGGCTTTCAAACCGAACAATATTGCTGTGGTTTGGCGTGGCGTTTGTGATTGGTTTTGGCCAGACCTCAAACTGAGGGTTTATTGCTGACCCGGAGTTATACCAATCCCAATAATGTACGCGCTCCTGCCGCTCATCGGCCTCTGAATCGTGCGCATTGTAATGCTCTGGCTGAATACCCTGATGTAGCTCGTACCAATCTCCGTTATACTTATAGAATACCGCAATAATGCGGTCAGGGTCGGTTTTTAGCGGGAAGTCATAAATTCTCTTACCAGCCTCCAATTCAACATCTTGGTAAGTTCTAAATTGTGGCCACTCAAATTCGTAATAAAGCCATTCTTGCGTGCTGCGGATGATTTCCTTTACAGCGTTTTCTTGGTCAACATTGACCGATGTTTTAGCAGACTGGCGCGCCTCATAACGAACCTTTTGCACAAGGTTTTGTAGCGTAGTATTGCGCGCCATTAGCCATTTCCTTTACTTACAGGTTTTCGTCAATCCACTCTTGAGCGGCTTTCTTTGAAGGTAGTCCATCCACCAAAACTTCGCCGTTTTGTACAACGCTTGCCTTGGTTTTAATGTTCCACTTAATTTCTGCATCAAAGTTTTGGTCATCTTCGATTTCGTCATCGTCAGCAACTACCTCAGCCTCCGCAGGGTCACGATCACCATCTTTTTTTTCTGTGATTGGGTCATATTCATCTGGCTCTGTCGAAAACTCACCCTTTTCACCAAGGGGGCCGTAGAGGTCGGATAAGGTTTGAGGAATAAGATTTGCGTACATATCAATCATCTCACGTACAAATTTACGCTCCTGAGTGTCGTATTTTTTGCGCAGGTATTCTACTACGCTACGACGGTTAAATTCTGAATTTGTAATACCTTTTTCAGGACGTACGATTGCTTCTTGGCCGTGGATAGATTGTAGTACAGCTATCTCAGGCACTGAAATATTATATAGTACAACCTCGCAGCGTGGATCGCCGAGTTGGCGCACGGTAATTCGTCCTACAACTTGCATTGTGTTTTGGCTCATTTTGGGTTTCTCCTTTTCGTTTGGTACCTATTAGGCGGGGTGCACAAGTTGCACACCCCATATCCTAACAGATTTTAACTTTAAGCGATAGAAAAGACTACGCTTGAGTTACGTTGCTTACAGGTTAGCGCAACAGTCGCGGTCAGTGACTTATAGAAAACAAACTTGTCTTCTGGACGTGCAGGGGTGTGTTCCTGCATGAAGTCACCTTGCAGTGGACGCATACGGATGCGGTTTAGGTCGAGCATGTAAGCGTATTTAGCGCGACCAAGGGTATCAAGGTATGGGTCATAAATAACTGGCATACCTTTGAAGGCAAGTTCGCCGACACCACCGTCTAGCTTACCGGTAAAACCACTTTCGCTGTAGTTACCTTTGGCTCGCAACTCAGTTTCATAGGCTTCGATAAAATCGGCACCTGCAAAAATGTGAGTTGGTTTGCTTCCGTAACGGCAAGCCTGACGCCATTCTTTCTGCATCCGACGAATCAAGTTGTTACTTGACGCATTAGCTACAGTTGAATCAATGTTCAGGGCTGCACGGTTCTGCCACCAGCTATTGGCACTCTGGTCAATACCGGCGACAGTGGTCGCTGTGGTTGGGTCATCCACGATAAATGAGCGGACACCTGCAACTTCTTTAGGATTGATAGTACCATCAGACCATAGGGCGCGAGTAAGACCATCTTCGAAAGTCTCCTTCATTTCGTCCATTTTTTCATCTGTGATGTTGGCCAAGCGATGCACTTCGGCGGCTTCGATCTTATTCATCTTGTTGTCGTTGACGATAATACCGTCTTCTTTCAACTCGGTGTATGTGATGTTCAGACCGACGTGGTGCTCACGCGCAAAGAAATTTGCACGCTTTAGCGACGCTGGGTTGGTGAAAGTTACAGTGTCGTCGTATGAATAGCCTTGGAATCCTTGACGTTCATTACCACGGACACCTTCACTGATTTCAAGACCTTTACCACCTGTAAAAGTCTTCTTACGTTTGTACAACTCACGAAGAAACGGCTTGTCTTGAACATCCTGCACGGTCATTTTACCGCGCACAAAGTTTTTCAACGCACCATTCGTCATGGATTGCACTTGTGCTACTGATAAGGGCATAGCGTTCTCCTTAGTTTTTTACTGGGAGGTCACTGGCTAATTAGCTTGGGCGGCGGCCATCATTGCACTAAATGTATCGTTAATTCTTGGTTTGGATGTTGTATCACCCGCACCTGTGCCTTGAACTGGTTTTACCTCAGTTTTCGGTGGTAGCGCATTCTTAAACCAATTATCAACATCTTGCTTGGCTTTGGTAGCAATCTCAACAGCCTTTTCAGGTGTTAATTGTGGTACCTCACCAGCATGCATTTTAGCAATGTAGGAACTTAGCCCAGCCTGTATGGCCGTTTGAACTCCTGGTTGCTTTTTAGACCAATCTGGGTCAGAACTTGCCTGCCGATCTTCCCACTGAGTAACTGCAGAAGCCGCGGAGTGCATCATCTGGGTTTGGCGGTTTTGAATTTCCTGTTGCTGCCGCTGTTCCAGTGTCTGCGCTGTTCGCCGTTGAGATGCAATCAAACGAGATTGGTTTAAGGCGTGATCCTTAGTAATCTCACCAGCCTCTACTGCTTTTTGCAATTCGGGTGGTAAGCGCTCGCCAACCATATTCTCTACTTGTGCAAGAATGTTGCGTAATGCTGGAAGGGCCGCACTTGGGTTTTTGTTAATCATGGCTGCGACATCGAGTGCCTCTGCCACTTGTGCCCCAGTCATGCCGTCAGAAGCAAACTTCTGTTGCAATTGCGTCCACTGTTCCGCCGCAGGCTTCAATTCTTGCTCAGCCTTTTGATAGCGTTCTTCGGCTTCCTTACGCTTTGCAAGCTGACGTTTCCATGCGGGGTGTTCTGCAAATGGTGGCGGGGTTTCATCTTCGTCACCTTCGTCTGCGTCTTCACCTTCCTTGGCGCCGTCATCTTTCTTGTGCGCTTCGGCTTTGCCTTGCTCAGGGGGAAGATCGGAGGTTTTATCCTCACCTTTTTCAGCCCCTTCTTCTGAGGTTGACGAATCCTCGGTTAATCCATCCTCTTGCAGTTGCGCCAACATGGCGTCTGCAACGGAAGTTTCACCACTTACGTCATCAGTGTCCGCAGATTGCGTTTTTGGTGCATCGGACGGTGCTGCACCCTCATTAACGTCCTGTGTATCCACGCCTTCTTCGGTGTTTTGAGAGTTTGGCGATTCACCCTCTTTTTGCTCATACGGCATTTTACGCCTCCTACGTTTTTTCCTTCATATCCATAATAGTCTAAATACGGGGTTACTGCAACACAGTATCGGTCGGAGCAGGCATCATTGCTTGCGAGCCACCTTCAAACCCAGATTGATCAGTCAGTGCTGCCCGATCGTTATTGGTAGGTAATTCCCCTGGTGCGCCCTCTTGTGGCATGGCAGCATCTCCTCCGCCCTTAGCACCAGCACCTGCTAATGCGTTCTGAGCAACCACAGACATAATTGACGGGTCAATGTAGTCAGACAACTCAATGTTTGGATCAAGGTTTTTAAGCAATTCTTCTGCAATTTTGGTCATGTTGATACCTGGAATTTGTAACAAGAAAGAAAGCATGCGTTCCCAGTTTGCAAGGTTTTGCTCTTTATTGGGCCGCCCGCTGCTACCAGCAACCGGTTTCAGATAAATTTCATTTGCAACTTCTTGTCGACTCAGTTCTGGCCATACGGCGCCTTGCCCAACAATACGAATTACCTCTTGCTCGCTCATATTCATTAGGCATACTTGGCCAGTTGCCTTGAATAGGTCAGTCAGCATCTCGTCTAGGTCGTCAATATTGCTTTCAAGTGTTGATACGCGGCTGCCCTCTGCAATGGCAGCGGACGTTGCCGTACCTTTGCTGGCGCGGCCGTATGATTCTTCACTAGTTCCAACTACCCGCTGAATATCCTCAAGGGCAAAATTCACGTCATAAACAGCTGGGTCAATCCCCGCTTTTTGGATTTGTTGCAATACGTCAGTAGTTGGACGGCCAGGCTGCAATCCGCGCAGTTTAAGAACCTCGTTTGGCAAACCTTCCTTAAGTTTGTCCATGTCCTCCTGCTCCATCGCGTTTTCTGATGTGGCATATTGAGGCATATTGGCCTTACGGTGCTGACGATATTGCTCGCGGGCACGATTGATTTCCATTTGCATTGGTTTTAGCAACTCAACATCTGATTTGCAGTATGGTGTTTTCTCGTTTTCCTCATCGTTGGTTGTATAAGCAAAATATGGGAAAAACCGCTCCATTTGCAATGCAGGTGCCATAGGTGGTTTAAGGTAGCGGTCATACCCATCAGCCACATGAAAAACTGTGCCAGTTTTACGGTCCCACACCTCGTAGACACATACGAGGTCGTCTTCTTTTTTACCGCCCATAAGCGGTGTTAGCGTAGAACCGCCGCTACCATCTTCATCATTATGAGACGGAAGAAATTGCGTATAGTTACCTTCAGAAAGTTCAACATTGAAAACTTCTTTCACCTCGTCAGACGTAAATTTATATTCCTCGGCTACCCAGCGAGCGCCTTCCCATGTTTTTAGGTTTTTGCAGCGTGGATCCACGATAATGGCGCGGGACCTTGGGAAAGAATATAGCACACCGTCTCGAATAATTTGGCCTTCGGTCATTAAATTATCAAACGCAAGGCGCATTTCTTCCATTTCAGCCTCATACGCCGTAACATCGCCATCACGATTAGCCGCAACAAGTTTTTCCAAAAATGCCAATCGTTCAGTTACATCGTTAATTTGTGTAATGGTTTCTGGCGATTTCTCAAGTTGCCGGTGATAGGATATCTTCACATAACCCACTTTACTGGTCAGTGCGCGGCGAATCATGTCTTTCAGGTTTTGCTTGAATGAAAACGGCTGTTCGTCCATCTGATACTGGCAAACCAACTCAAGCGTTCGACCAAGGCGGTCCATCAGCTTACGCCGGTTCATAATACTGCGAATTTCGTTAATGTCGGCCATTGTTTGTGGGTTTGCCATCCCCATCGTCTGCAGTTCCATATTATAGGTTTGCATCATGGTCATAAGTTCGTCCGCACTACCGTCCCACTGCGCACTTTCTAGCCGCGGGCGGCGCTGGTAAATAACCTTTGGATTTTTAGCGTATAACTTACTTACCCGTGATTTGATGTGAGAGAGAACAATGTTTGTCGTATAGTGATCAGTAGTACCAAATTCTTTTTCTTGATTGGTAACAAACTCTTGAGAATCCAACATTTCTTTACGGTCTTTCTCAAAATGACCCTTAGACAATGTGACTTTATCAACCCATTGTTTAACTAAAGCGGTTTCTGGGCTGGACGCTACAGTATCCGTCGCTTTGTTCATGCGTGGATTAGCAACAATGTCGCCTACAAGATTCTGTAAATTGATTTCGACTTCCATCTTACCAACCCTTGGTTTGTTGTTTCATAGCCATCTCTCGCTTGTCTCGCGCTGCTGCAGCCTTAACCCAGCCTAGAGTACCAGTTTTTACCATCTCTAGCGAGTTTCCTTTTTCTCGACGGCCAAACATGCTTTGTAAATAAATACCCCCCCATGAAACCATATCAACAAAATCATCATGCTTTCCGTTCGGAAATTGCAAAAGTTGAGTTCGTGCGTCTGGGTACCAAGGCGCAAAACGCGGAAAATACACTTTCCGCATTGCAATTAAACCAATCAAAGATTGGGCGCGCTGCACCTTATCTTTGACTGGCGTCAACTCGTGTATAGCCACAAACACACCGCGTTCCTGCATGCGTTTACGCAAAAACGGCCCAAAAGACTGGCTGATGTGGCCTTTTTCTGCACCCCACACCACAGGTCGGCGCATCTCCATCATATCAATCATTTTTTCTACCACCACATCAGTTGATGCGCGTTGCCAAAAGACGTGAGGATGAATAAATACGTTGTTATTTTTATCAATGCCCAGCAAACCCATGGCAGTGCAGTCACGTTCTTGCTTTAGCGAGACAGCGTGGTCAGAAAACCCGTACCATTGACAACCTTTCTCGATTTCGGCCAAATCGGCAATACTATACTCCATCAGGTCTTCTGATTTAATTAGCAGTCCATCTGCAGGCGTTGGGTTTTGCTGATAAAGCGCCGAAAAGTCTGAGGGGAGTAGTGTGTTGCGTTTTGCCTCATACCATTGCGGTGAAAACCGTTCAGGCCATAGATATTCACCGTTATCCTTAATAGCCGGTAAAACAAGTCTCTTAAATTGATCCGATTCTTTAGGGTTCATGTAGTCAGGGTTATCAATTCGGCCAATAATGTCATCGTCATGCCATCTTGTTAAGATAATACACTGGACACCAATGTTACTGAGACGGGTGGTCGCAACAGTCGTGTAAAAATCCCAAACTTTGTTTCGCAGCGTTTCAGACTGAGCATCTTCTTTACCTTTAATCGGGTCATCAATAACAAGTAGATCGGCGCCACGACCTGTAACCGCACCACCAATACCGACAAACGACAGCGAGCCGCCATGTTTTTTAATTTCAAGTCGAGACTTGCTCTGCGAAGCCTCGCTCAATTCAACATCGGAAAACACTTGTTTGAATTCTTCGCTACGCAGGATTTCGCGCACCTTACCACCAAAATCATCTGCAAATTCTTGGTTATAAGTGATAAAAATAATTTCGTGCGAGGGGTTGTTTCCAATATACCAAGCCAAAAAACGGCGGCTGGTCAATTCTGATTTACCATGACGCGGTGGCATGTTGACAATAAGACGCTCAATTTTCCGCTCCATCAGCAACTTGAGATTATTAGAAATCATGCGGTGGTGGGCTGCAGGGTGATACCTACTTTTGCGCACATCATCCATGGCGTCTGGGTGAGGCATTGTCAGCTTAGAAAACTCAATCAGGTTGCTTTTTGCTTCGCCAACAGCCTTATGCCGCAGAACGGCCTTTAACTGCTGTTCGCGTAACGCAATTTCTTGATCAAGTTTACTCTGTTGTGCCATTACTAACTTTGTGTACCTACAACCGCGCCGTCGGTATCATTTGCAGGGGCACCGTCTTTAATACGCAAATCACCAGTAGAATCTACCCAAATATGGTAATCCCCAAGGCGTAAATGCCCAGTATTCCAAGCACCACCCAATTTAACAATATCATTTTCTCCGAAGTCCCAGCGGTTTGACGCTCCCCGTTTTAACTCAACATCTGGCGATGTACTTCCACCTGGTCCCATTTGCAAACGTGGAATTGATGAAGAATATTGCATCCGCATCACTGGTTGAGCGTCACCCGAAATCGTTGCTTGAAACATGCGGACATCTGAATAAGTCGATGGAAAAACGGTTTCCACCATCTTGGGGGCACTTCCAAGCCCTTCGTGCATAGTAATTTGCAGCTCGTTAATAAGTTCCATGCGGAAATAACGATCGGGGTCAAAAATGTCAGTGCAATCCGAACCTGTAAGCGTAATCTTTGAGCGGAGAATGCTGTCACCGCCGCCAGATGTGGCTGACGGCATAACAAGTACACCGCGCTGATAATCACCATCTCCAGAAATCGGGCAGTTCCAAATCTGAGTGTTTTGCGCGGTTTTTAGCGTGCTCATATCCCCGATCATAACGCCAATGCCGTGGTCAGAATCCCAAATTCTAATGTTTGAACCGTAAATGTTGATGTTTTGGCAGCGGCCAATCTCAATCATCCGAGACAGGTCGGTCACAGTAATATCAGGGGATTGAATAACCTCGTCACCAACATTGTGAATGTGGCCACCCCAGATATTGACGTGCGTCGCGTACCCGCTTTGACGGTTGTTATCAATCCGCAAATAACATTTATTTCCACTATCCCGAAGAACGGGGCCAAAAATATTAAGTTGGTTTGTGCGGTCAGCATTAGCAGCGCTAGGAATAACAGGGTCTTGGTCGTCGTTAATCTCAAGAAGCGCTTCGTCGCGGTATTTTTTTTGCCACAAGCGGTTGGCTTGCGTCGCATTGTTAGTGTTGTACTCCCAGGGATCTTTGTTGGAGTTGTTTACCATGCACTCGTAATACTCAAGTGGAACCTGTGCCCATTTGTCTAAATTTGAGGCAGGCGCGTTTCCTGTATTACTGTCTTCAAGGCTCATGTAAGCAAGTCCGCCAGATAAAACACAATCTTCTTGTCCGTAAGTAGTGCCAGCGTCATAATCATCTGGGTTACGCGCAACTATAGTGCCTACTGTGTAAGATGTACCGCTATCCCATGCGTTCACGCCAGAAAGCGAGAACGCGGTTCTAGCCTTACCGTTTATGAGAATAGGGGCAAAAATATTGGATTCGCGAAATCGGTCAAGAAACAGGCCATGACCGTAAGGTTTTTCAATGCGGACACGCTGCCAGTCAATATGGTCAAAATTATATGCCCGAATACCGCGTGTCAGCCAATTACAGTCTAAGTAAAGTGATTCTATATCTGTTGGCCAGTGGAAAAAGTCGCTCTCATCCTCTCTAGTCATGTCAAGCATGTAAGGGTCGGTATAGCCAGTTTTGGCTTGCAACTTACCTTTACCTTTCACAGCTGCAAAACCCGTTGACGTAGTTAGCATACTGCTAATTAAATAGGTCCCATAAGGGATGACGAGAACCGCACCCAATTCAAGGTCGTTAATGGCATTTTGAATAGCTGTGGTGTCATCTGCTACACCATCCCCAACTGCACCATAATCCCGCACGTTAATTTCATACCCCGCATTGGAAAGGGCTGTAAATTTGCTTGTGTCAAAACTTGAACCTGACGTGTGCGTTGTATGGCACACATACCCTCGACCAAGATAGGTGACAACATCCCCAACTAGATAACTTGTGGTCGCTGCCCAACCACCCTTCGGTGTCCAACCGTCAGCGGAAACAATAAGGGCGCGGGTCTCAGTTGAAAGGGAATCTGGATCTACAGCGCCCGATTTAATTGACCCGTTTGCACTCTGAATTTTAGATTGATTTGCAATTAAAGCGTCAGTTGTGGCCTTTAATGCGAGAAAATCAGCATCTAGATTTGTACCTAGATGAGGGGTGTTAGGCGTGGCGGTACTATGATCTTCATACGCCCCAATTTTTTCATAGACGGGTGGTCGTGCCATAAGGTTTACCTTTAATTATTCATCGCCCATGATACGATATTCTTGACAATTGGGCAAAGGTTTGGTTTATTTGTGTAAACAATAACAATAAAAGGAGTATTTGTCATGCACCCATCACAAATTAAAGCACATAAAGTAACCCAGCCGTACGAAACATTACCATTAAGCAGTAGGTTTTTTATGTCTGTACACGGGGGTGTTACCATCTTTCTAACCAATGGTGTTAAGCTAACAGGAAAATTGAGTGCCGTAGATCAGCACAGCATTATCCTATCTCGCGACGGGGCGCATCAGCTAATTCAGCGAAGTGCAATTGCAACATGCATGCCAGAAACCGCTATAGACCTTGCTGATGTATTGACGGACGGGGAACAGGCGCAGCGAGCCTAAATATAGTTCCAGTAATTTGGCATCATGTCAGATGTCATCATGTGCAAGCAGTCGTCAAACGCTGGCCATGGTTCTTCGCATCCATAGAGGTGGTACCACTCTGCTACTTGTGTCAGGCATGATTGACGACGTTTCTCGCCAACCTCCAAAATATCCTGCTCTAAGCGTACTGGTAAAATTTTGTGCGGCGCCTTTTTTTCTTGGAACACGAGCACAAATATAACTGGAACATCCTCACCGACAATGGTTTGTGCGCCCTTGATGTAATGGGCAGCCTGAATGTCGTATCGCCGATCGGCAACTGTACGAGCAACCGAACGAACATTTTTGAAATCGTTAATTGTTTTTAAGTCGACAATCATCAATACACGGCCACATGCCGTATCCACCCAACGCGCGTAATCTACCTTAGCCCGACACCATAACTTTGTTTTCATAGGTTCTGCACCGAAATCAGGATTAGGTAAATCAACTTCCTCTTGCCAAAACATTGCTTGCTCCGCAACACCTTTTTGGAATAATGCGTGTGTGGTTGGCATATCAGCAAAAACCTTGAAGATGTCGTACATCGTCCAAAAATTGTCCGCCGACAAAATCTCTTTGCCGTCAGCCCTTTCTTCAAAGGTAGTCGCAATAAGTTTACCCATTGTCGTTGCGCGGTTGACCTTGGGAGATATGTAAAACCTGTCGTAAAATGTCTCGGGTTCAAGCAGCATCGCGTGAAAAGCAGACCCCATTGTTTTTGGGTCTGACGGAACTGAGCTGTAGTTAGGGTTTAATGGCGAATTATAATAATAATCGGCGGCCGTGCAATCTAGCGCCTCTTTCAAACTGCTTGAGTTTATTGCCCAATGCGCATGGTAACGCCGATCTTCCATTTCAGTGAAACCCTGTTTAACGAGTGGGATACCCTCTATTTGCTTGACCATACGTCTTTCCTATGTAACAATTTTTTTGCTATTAAACCATGAGGACACTAACGATGCAAATTAAATCTTTTTCCGATTATCTTTTTTCGGCTCGACTGCGCCTGAGCCGACAGCACAAGCGAAAATTTACACAAGCTGAAATGGTTGATAAAATTTTGAAGGATATGCCAGACGGTTTCAGCCTCCATCTTTCCAAGTATTCTCGGTGGGAAAGTGGCTCACAAAAGCCAAGTAAAGCCATTCAAAATCGCGTTCGCGAAATTATCGGTTGACTTTTTTATAAATAGCAAATAATTTGCGGTATAGGTAATTAAGAAAGGATACGTTTTGAGCGCCAAGCACTACAAACATCGGTTTTTCGATGCCGATGATCCATATGTGAGAATTGACCATATTTATGATGAAGGTAAAAGGCTTCAAGATATGTTAAACTCAATATCCGACATTGCTTTTGACCCTATTGGGTCGATGGACGATATTCGGACCCTGTTTAAGCAGGATAGAACAACTCGTATCAATAGAGGAGAAATAGGATGACCCAAAAAGATTTTCAATTAGAGAAGGTGCTTGCCGATGCTGTTGCATCTCAATTTGTACCGCGCGAGCAATATGATGCTGCGCTTGAGACAATCGAGAAATTGCGCGGCATTATTGCCCGACCAGATTCACAATTTGCCATTATGGATACGATGAAAAATAAAGATCTTGTTTTTCTTGGCGATGTTCGTATTTTCGTGATGCCAAATGCCACCGTTAAAAACAATAACTTTGTGCGTAGTAATTCAAACTGGAAGGACGTTGTTTACGACGGATTTGGAATGGTTATTCATTAAAATAGGGGGGAGACCGAATGCAAATACAAGACACAACACTGGCCGCATATATGGAACTGCGGCCGTTTATACCAAACATTGAACGCCGCGTGCTTGATTATTTCAGCGAAAACGAGTGTAAAGGCACTTGTTTAGATGTCGAGAAAGGGCTTGGTATGAGCCACCAGACGGCAAGTTCAGCGATACGCCGTTTAACGCTGGCTGGCGCATTAGAAGATAGTAATTACCGAAAGCGACAAGCTGGTAAAAGTGGTCAGGAGCGTAGCCGAATTGTTTGGCAGATGACGGGAAAATACGAGAAAGGCAAACCTGCGCGTAGGTTTAACAAGTCTGAGTTCGTTAAGATGCTCAGGCATGTTACCGAAGATGGCCCTTTGTATTGCTACGCTCGTTGCATGGAAGAATTAAAAGAATTGGAGGATTAAATGATAAGTCTCACAAAAAAAGAAATTGTCCTTGAGCAACGGACCGACAACTTCATTTGCGCGCGCTTGCGTCAGATTGGCGGTATTTCTGAACGAGAAATCAAAGAAGGGTGTGAGTTTAACCCAAATTGGAGGTTAATTGAGCCTTATGGATACTTGGTTCACCCAAAAATTACGATTGCGCGGCACTCACAGTTTCGCAGTTACGTGGAGCGGAATGGTGGGCGTTCATAAATTTGTTTTAGCTTCTGTAGTCATACTTGCGGGCTGCTCAACTGTTCCGCGTGATGTGTTGGCAGTGCAGGATTATGTTAATTCCCGAATATCGTACCAATCCGACCAAAAAACCTATGGCGTAAGTGATTTTCCAGTGTTTTTCCCTCCCAGCGGTAAGGGGGATTGTGAGGATTTTGCGTTATCATATTGCATAACCGCTATGCAGCGCGGAAAGAACGCACAATTTAAGGTTTATCGCGATAACGATGTAGGTTATCATGCGATTTGCATTGTGGACGGATGGGCAATTGATGTGCGACACAAGTGGCCAATCAAATACACCGAACATGCGGCCTACAGTCAACCAAAATTGGTTTACCCAAGCCAATATAACGTAACAAAAGGAAGAAACTAACATGACACACCCAGATGATGCTTTTTATCACGAATCTCGCCACCCTGTACCAGTAGAGAAAATTGATACATTTAATGCCAAGGATGCAGAAGTGATTTCTGACGAACTACGTAAAGAAAAATTGCCTGATGAGTTTGCCAGGGCGCTAGATGAGATTCACACCTCAGCGAAGGAAGGTTTTTACATTTGTATGACAACGGGTCTGCTGAATGCGCGCGAAGTGGCGAAAAAACTTGAGGAGCGTGGGTTTCACGTATCTATTTCGTCCCACCACGAAATTGGCACTTATGAGGAACTTTATGTTTCTTGGGGTGCCACTGGCGAAGCGCTAATTCAGCAGGACAAGAAAGCTGAGGAAGAAGCAGTCGTGCAGGATGTCAAATAACGAACTCGAAAAGCAGTTTGCCAGCGCGATGGGAGCATTGCGCTGGCTTTGTCTTAATCAGCCACCGGTAACCATTCATCGCTATTGGGAAGCAAAACCCAACGGAAAAAACGCCTTACTGGTAGAAACTTCTGACGGGTGGTATAAAATAGTCAGGCCAAGCAACCTCGCAGTTGCGGATTTAATTAGAACCGACCCAATAGAATGAAAGTATTTACAACGCCCCCTGAGACCTCATCTCCTTTCTACACCCTAGACGAAATTGCCGCCATGCTTTGGACAAACGCAAAGTCAAAAGCCCCATCTCGCGGCAAAAAGTTTGACCTAAAATTAAACGATGTTAGACGCCTTATGAACGGCGGTGTTTGTCCTAACACTGGAATACCATTTGACCTCCGTAAAAATAACGCTGCATTGCCGTTTAGGGCCAGCCTAGACCGTGTTGATAATTCTATTGGCTATGTGCGCGGAAATATCCAAGTGACCTCAAAAATATGGAACACGGCTAAATGGACGTGGGAAGTTGAAGATGTTATCCGCATGGCCAAGGGAATAATGGAACAGTACGGCATATCTGAAACAGAATTCTGCCCAGACACCCGCGAACTTGACCACCTTGACCTCAATTATTGGGATGATATAAATGGGGTTTAGATTGGGGATTGTTAAGCCCCTGTAGCGCTTTTTTTAACGTATCAACACTAACGCCATAAAGTTTGGCAGTTTCTTTAAGGGAATACCCTTTTTGCCTCATTTTTATGGCGCATAGTATGCATATTTTATCTTTATTAGATTTTCTTAACATTAGAAAATTCCTATTCTTTTCCGTTTAAGTTTAGTTGTCATTCATCACCTTTATGGATTTACCGACGATGACGCCAATCACAAAACTGACTGCCAGCCAGATTACAATAATTTCCATTATTTCCATTTTCTACTCCTGTTTTGTTAAATCCATTTAATTTGAGGCGATCCATTAAAGCCTTTACTCCAAACAAACCATGCGTAACAAGCAGCACTGCTGCCTGTGTTCTCAAAATCGCCGTTCTTTGCACATTTCTGGCGTGCGCTGTAAACGTGAATTGATGCTGGTGGGAACTTTGAAAACAATTCATCATACCGTTTCTGGCCCTCCAAAAAAGTCAGCTTGAGAAACATGTAAACCATGCCGCGATTGGTGGTGGTCTCAAGAGATTTTAGAACAAATTCCATTGATTTATTGTAAGGTGGATTAGTGACTATATCTCCATCCCAAGTTTCGTTTGTTTTGAGAAAATCTAAAACCTCCGCACCAATACCACGGTCTACTAGATCACTTTCTCTGACTGTAAATCCAGCTTCTTTCATTCTGCGAGACAAATGACCTTCACCACATGCAGGTTCCCATATCGGGATGTCTTTACTCAATCCGATTGAGAACAAGTCGTCAATACAGCGTGGGTCAGTAGCGTAATAATCATGCTCCGCGCGGTCGTGTTTAGAGTGCGAACTCGCGCCTAACGTTGTAAATGTAGATTTTTTATTCCCATTCCAGTCCTCAGGCATTTTTACTTTCCTTGTTTTGTTAATATGGTCCATCCTCTGCCGCAAAACATCGGATACATTGTTGCCGCCACATTTCGCGGTCATTTAGTGGTACACCGCATTCCCAGCAATAGTGCATTTCCAGTATGTCCAACACCTCTTTTTTGCCGTCAGCATGTGTTACATGAATTTTGTGGGTCGGCACATGACCATCAATTTCTACATTGGCGTGGATAGTCTTCGAACTATTTTTGGATAATTGCAACCGCAACCAATTCTCGCTACGATGGCTACAGGTGATGATGCTGCTCATAGGTAAGGCATAAAGCATCTCCATTTTTGCATGCGTATCCGCCTCAACGGTTTTAGGTATCATTTCTAGTTACCCCCTGTAACGCCGTTTAAGTGCTTTTTCATCATTTCCCTTAGCGAGACCATCTCTGGCGTGAGTAAATCATCTGTCGTCTCGTTTAGATATGCTACAAGGTCGGTATCCAGTGGGAACAACCCATCACTTAACGCACAAAACTGTTGGAACACGGTTTTGAGGATCCGTAATTTGGTGCCATCCTCCAATTTGGCGAGGGTTTGCGCCATGCGTTCCCGTTCTGACAATCTACCTTCGGCGGCAATGCCGGCACCAATGCGGGTTTGGTGCTCTTTGCGGATACCTTCCCACAGCCACCGCTTTTTAGCCATCCATTTGGCGGTTTCCAACTCCAAAATCCGTTTTTCCTCGGCAATTCGCTCTTTTTCCGCCACCTCGGCCAGATGTGCCTCATAATCTGCCTGCGTTTCAAAAAACAGGGCCTCCCCGTAAGCGCTGGAGATTTTCGACATCTGCAGTTGGTAAGGTTTGAGATATTTTTTCACTTCGGCGACCGCATCGGCAATCATCGGCTGTTTTTTATCCCCACGGTTGTCCCGCAGGTAATTCAACGCCATCTCTACGGCCCAGAATGGGTATTTGGCGAGGGCATCGAGCCACTCCGTCATCACCAATTCGTTGATGGTTCCGTCGTTAAACCGCACACCGAACGGAAACACGGCCAAAAACGACTGAATTTTTTCGGTTAACTTCATTTTGTCATCACGGCTACCGTCATCGACCGAGGTCAGATGCCGCTCAATCTGGTCGTACACCTTCTGCACCGCCTTGAGGTCGTCCCCAATCAACACGGCTGGTGGGATTTGCTCGTTACTGACCTGAAACATGCTAACCCCAGCGCTTATTCGCTGCAGCAACGGCTGCGGTAGCCGCTGATTTAGCGCGGTTAGATGCTGCCGCACTCGGCTGAGACCGCTCGTTATCGCACCACCGCTTCCACGTAAGCCACCAGTCACGCTTGGCAGGTTCTTTGACGTTGACAGGGGCGCCAGGCTCGCTGCCAACAAAGCAGTCCCAGAATGCGTGGAGTTGCTGGAGGCAGTATTCATCGGGCCAGAACCGTTTTCCGGTGTTTGGGTTTTCCGCTCTGGCGTAATCTGCCCATCGCTGAGGGATGGATTTGACAAACTCCCCGACGGTTGAGACCCCGAACTCCTCGTAGAGACGTTTATGCTTTTTGACACTTCCCCGATTTTTTTCATTCTTCACTTCCTCCACTTCGGCAATTTCATTTTTTGGTTTTCGCGCGCTAAGAGATGATACGTTAGTATTATCTCTTACTTCTGTATCTGTATCTGTATCTGTATCTGGGGGCGTTACTGTAACGTTACATTCCCGTTTCTTCTGCTTTTCACGGAACTTTTTTACCCTCAAATTGCTTGTGTCACTTACGAATTGCCGCTTATCCCAATTTGTCGGCTTATTCTCCTCCGTAATCAATCCACGCTCCAACAAACGTGTCTTTGTACCCTCCCATTCGCTATCAGAAATGCGTAGTTGAAACGCTACCTCCGTTTCATGTAACGTTACATCACCGTTACAGCAACGTAAACACAAAAGCATTACAAATCTACGCTGATCCACCTCGGACAACATCTGCACCTTCGGGTCGGTTGAAAACTCGTGATACATCCTAAACCACTGATTAGACATCCCTAACCCCCTCTACTTCATCCATCGGCAACGGTATCTGCAAAATATCGTCATGCAACCCCCACAACTCCTCCTTCACCATCCGCTTAACCCCCTCAGACACACCAACCAACTCTAAAATATCCATGATCCGCCCAACTCGGCGCGAAACCAACGGCTTTACCTCTATACTAAATAAAATCGGCTTTTCTGACATTTTTAGACCTTCACTTTACTAAACTTAACTGAACCACATCCTAAACCGCACAAACCGCAAATGTAAAGCATGTATTTTTGCCACATAAGAGAAAAATGACGGGTATTCCACACCGGAGCAATTGGCATTTTATCCCCACCACACCTAAATGTGCAGAAAAATCACAGTAATTGTATTCAGGGAAACAATTGGCCAGTTTTTGTGAGATTTGTCGAGGGGGGTGGCCCGCGACGACGAGGAAGGGGTGGGGACCCCCCGGGGGGGTCGAAACCGATACTTACGCGCGCGGTTTAGCTATATTTCACAAGGCTTTGCGGCATCATGTATTCATGAGCTATATAATTAACATAATACATATTATGCGAAGTTCCACGCTGTAACCATTGTGCCTGTTGACTTATAGAATCGAAACCGTGAAACAATTAGCAAGGGTGTATGACATAGAATCAAGATGTTGTGGTTTCACCCTCTTTTTGCGCCTGCAACCCCTCTAACTGACTTTGCAGGGTTAAAACCATATTTTCAAGATCGCCCGCATTTAATTTATTCAACGGTACTTCACCTTCCCCCGCGGCTGGCTCGCGTTGTTTTAATGTGCTAAACCGTAGAGATGCCAGCCATTGCGCGTTATCGCTGCGAACGCCAGCAGAAACGGGCTTGCCGGTGATGTTATCAATCCCGCGGGCTAACATAAGTTTAATCCCGATCGCCTCTGTGCTAACAATCTCTAACATATTATCTATCAGCCAGGCGCGTAGATGCCGCATGTTCGCACTTGCAAACAGCCTGCCCTCATAATAGTTATTAGATCCCCCTGTTTTATAGCCTGCGGCGGTGCAAGCCTCTTGGAATGTTAATTTATCTGGGGTTGGTTCCAGGTGTTGCATAACCCAAATTGCGGCGGCCTTGGCTTGTTTCTCGCTAACGCTAAACTTTTGGGAAAGTTCTATATATAGGGGTGCATCATCATCCTGTGGTACTGCGTGGACGTGTTCAGCTGCTTTTGTGTGCTTTGCTGGTAATTTTGATTTATTCATGGGATTAAAGTAACAGAATTGCGTTAAGATTGCACTTTTTTTCATTATGTATAACATAGGGGGTTGACAGTATGACATACTGTGTGACATAAAGGGGCTACGGTATGGCATAGGGGCTAGACCGAAACCGAACAAAAAAAGGCAAAAATGACATGAGTGACCTAGTGATGATCTATACAATAAACAACATGCAGCGATTATCTGAATATGTAGCGGAATACTACTCTGTGGGCTGTGACAATGAATGTGAACTGGCTGAGTGGGTGCGCAACGATGATGACTTGCGGCAGGATGCTTGGGAATGGTTAGAAGTGAATGGATATACTGTAGGCGTTGAGCCGGGGGAATTTTAATCATGAAAAAGGCAATATTTCAGAATAACTATGCTGACGTGTGGGCGCGCCGAAAGCTGCGCGCCTATGCAGACGATGTGCAACGCGCTGCGCGTGGGGGTGATTATGAGCATGCGGAGTATTTGCTTGCTGCTGCCCGTGGATTAGCGAAAGAATTTAACTTAAGCAATGCAGCTGCTGAATCAGTAGCGCGTCGCTATTCATTATAGGGGGCGGTCATGAGTAACTTTTTAACTTGGCTATGCGCGGCGGTATGCGTTGCGATAATAGCATACAACGAAATTGAAAGCGCTGTATGGCGTTACAATACCCACGGCGGCGCGTGTGAAACACGTGCTTGCTAACCAATCGAACAACAAAACAAGGAAATAAAGAAAATGGCGACAAGAGCAACATACCAAATCAACCATAGAGGCCAATGGAAGCCGAAAACAACCATTTATTGCCATTGGGACGGATACCCAACCGGGGCGGCTACCTATTGGCGCAAGGCATTGCTGGCGATGGATAGCGTCAAGGGCGGGTTTGCGGAAGCGTTTTTATATGGCAACGCTGAATCTGCAGAACTGACAGCCGGTCATGACGCGCATGGCGATACTGAATTCAGGTACACTGTAACAGTTGAGCAGGGCGGTAAAATGCTGATGCGTGCAGAAAAAGCAATTTTTTGCGAAGATTTTGGCGGCGGCCGCAAGGGCTGGTCAACCGTATTTGAAGGGGACCTGCTGGCCTTTGTGAATGAATACACAGCCAAGGGATATTGCGAACAAGATTTAACCCCGCCGCCTGCGATTGTGCAGCTGGGTAATGACTACTTGCCGCTGGATCATGTGCCGGCTTGGGCATGTAAAAAGCTGCAGGAATTGGCCTTATCACATGCCCGCGGGCATAGTGTGAGTAATTTCTCACTAGATGGCTTGCCGGATGCTATGGAATTGCTGCGCCGTGATCAAACATTAGACCCATATAAGCAAGTTGATGGGTTCAGTAAAATGGGTGCCGAAACCTTGTACCGGCAGATGAGTGAAGCGCGCGAGGGCGAGCATAACAGTTTGGCGAACTTGCTACGCGAGGCGAGCGAGAAACTAAACAAAACAACCGTGGCGGCGGCATAGGGGGAAATCATGACAAACAAAAAACTAAAAATGCAGCTGGCCGCCGATGGTGAAGGCTGGCTATGCCCTGCCCTGCTGGCTGAATCTGGCCAGCGGGAAGCGGAGAGCCTACTTATCCAAGCAATGGCTGAATATACGGGCGAAATCACCGCAAGCGATGCCGACCGAATTGATCGCGGTATTGGCGGGCTGGATAGGCGTAACAAGTTTATCGACCTGGCCGCTGGCTTTGCCGTAAACCATTGCGGGGCAGGTAAAACACCTGCTGGCCTGAAACTGTAACAAATTGACGGGGCGGGATGGCCTGCCCTGCAATATAACCCCGCTGGATAGTTTGGCGATTATATAAGAACTATTTAGCGCAATAAACCATAGGAGAAAAACGAACATGAACAACCAACCCTTACCAATACCAACCATTGTTAACAAGGCAAGCGAACGCTACCCGCATTTATCACGGGCGGCAATAACTGAATACTTGTTAGACCATGACACATATCACCCGATGAACAGCTGGAACGGCGGCACAGTGTTATCATGGAATGTAAAAATGCATGGCGTGTGGGATGACCGCGTAGAACTTGGGTTACATGCTGACCCTAGCGAGGTTGCCGATTTAGATCGCTCGCTCGATGACTTATGGAAAAAGCATATGCAGGAGGCCGAAAACTTTTTCTATGATATCTGCGAGAATATGGCCTTCGTGTTTAATCACGGCTGGACTGCATGGGATGGCAAGACCGAAGCAACATTTTTCTTTAATGGCCGAAGCGGCGGGCATATGTGCCTAGACACGGTGGACGGCTTTGGCGCTGGCCGCTGGCGTAGCGTTGGCCTGTGCTGGGATAGCATGGGGCATTTTGAAGAATGGCTGGCAGAATTAGAGTGGCAGGATTTACAGAAATTCTACCGCATGGTTAGGGATGTGGATTTACAAGCTGAACAATCAATGCTTATCTATCGTTACGGCTGTGAGGTAAATTTTCTTAGGCAGGAGTGGGAAGCGGAGCACAAGGCAAGCCTGCGGGTTGCTGATGTGCGCGTCGTGTTGCAATCTGACGATGACTTTACCTATGAGAAGCTAAACGAATTAGAACGCTGGCTTGCTGGCAGGCCGAATCTGTACGGCTTCAACATTGCCCGCGTTGATGTGAAGCGGGGGGATGCGTAACCATGGCTATCCCCCTATTGAAACTGCAACATGCCGCCAGCCGTGCGCTGGATGTGTGGGATGACTTAACCGAACAGCACGACCCGATGATGCTACTGACAGAATTAGAGAAGCGTCACGGTGTTACAATCCGTTGTTATGGATACCGTGACTTTATGGGCCTGACCCGTGCGAATAAACAACGCGCCGTTGCCATGAGTAAGAAATTTAACGCTGCTGTGAACGGCGGGTATGCTGAACCGTCACCGGACGGGCTAAAGCAATGGCTGGAAGCAAGGGGAAGCCTATGACCGACGAGATGAATCGCGTGTGGAACTATACACATCGTTTAGCTGTGCGCCGTGCGTACGAGGAACTAGATAAGTATGGGGCAAAACACCCCGTACTGAAATCCTTTGCCGACTATTGGCTAACCCCCCGCGAGGAACGCGAGGGGGAATCGCCTGAAATGTACGCCGTGATTGATAAAAACCTGCTGACTGAACAGCTATTCAAGACAACCGACCGGTTTACCTGGGGCGACGTGGTACGCTGCGTCATGCTACACCCTGACGGCACAATTGGCATCACCAACCGCCTGAAACGGGGCGGGGAGCGGTATGAACTGCGCCTGACGGCAATGCAGCTAGCACTGTATAGCGCTAGTGCAGAAGAACTAAAACAAAAGATGGAGGAAACCATATGATGAATCAAGAAAACAAGAAACCTGTCGAGTATATGGGCGATGGCCTATATGCAGAGTTTGACGGATACGGCCTGTCAATACGACTTGGGAGCCACGATTCACGGGAGGCGGCCTATATTGAACCTAGTGTGTTGAAACGGCTTAATGATTTTTATAAACAATGCACGGAGGGAAAAAACCATGAATGAAACAGAACGCACTGTAAAGGCAATATCGGAGAACAGCCTAGCCATGAGAACCTATGAAAAAGCAGAAAAGTTAATAAACCTAGTGGAGTGGCACCTGCGGCAATCCCGCCGCGGGGATGCGATTGCACTGATTCAAGAACAGTTAGAGACGCGAGGCAGGCAACTCATGCTCGACCATGAATTTATGAATGCCGTGCGTGCGGGCAAGGAAGGGCAGGGGTTTGGTGTGGCAATGGCAAATAAAACCATTGTTCTTACCCTTACCAAGGTTATTGAAAACACATCTTACGGGCTACGGTCCGATCAAATCATTTTAGACGATACAACAATTAAGGAGCAGAACGATGACTGAAAAAATAGACGGCCGTAAAGTAACTGGCCATAAGCGGGGCAAGCCATACCTGTATATTAAATCTTACAAGCCACGGGCAAGGTTTGCTAAGGCTGCCCTGACCAGGCTGCAACAACAATGGGGGCGGGATATGACCGACATTGTGATTGACGCTATTCTGTTACATGAACCGAAGCTGAACCAAGCCTATGGAGATGTTGCCCGTGCGGCGCAAAAGGCAATTGGCGGGCACATTACCACGACTAAGGTGCGGCAAATGGTACGCGAAACCGAGATTGTACCAACACCAAATGAAAATAAAAACAACCTTGCGGAATAGCAAATTATTTGCTATTGTTGCAGGGCAATTTTAACTATAGGTAAAGGAGATACCACACTATGAGTAATGAACTCGCAATTAAACAACAGAAGCCACGATCTGTATCAACCGACAACAGTACATTTTCGGCCCTGATGGACACCAGCAAGTTCGAACAGCTGCAACGCGCGGCTAGTGTTTTTGCAAAGTCCGATATGGTCCCTGCGCATTACAAGGGTAAAATTGAAAACTGCATCATTGCCTTAGCAACGGCAAAGCGTATGGAGGTTGACCCGTTTATGTTTATGCAAAATTCATACATTGTGCATGGGCGGCCTGGCATTGAGGCAAAGTTGGCAATTGGTCTGCTGAATACCCGTGGCATCTTTCGCGGTGGGATTAAATATGAAACTGGTGGCGAGGGCGACGAACGCTGGTGCCGTTGTTGGGCAATCGATCGCGAGACTGGCGAACGTGTTGAGGGTTCTAAGGTGTCAATTAAAACTGCCAAGGCCGAGGGGTGGTACGACAAAAACGGCAGTAAGTGGAAAACCATGCCTGAGTTGATGCTGCAATACCGCGCTGCAATGTTCTTTGCACGGTTACACGCACCAGAGGTTCTGATGGGGCTGTATAGCGTAGAAGAACTGCACGATATGGCAAACGTGGGTCAGATACGCGATGTTACCCCACAGTCAGTAGTCGATACAGACGACCTGAACAGTGCGCTTGGGTTTACAGCACAAGCGCCAGCCAATATGGAAAAACCAGCGGAGGTTACAGACATCACCCCGCCACCAGCTAAGTCCGAGCTAAAGTTGTCTGAGGGTGAATTTATCGACGATGAAACTGGCGAAATCATTAAACAAGACCCCAAACCCGTGAATGATTTGAGCAAGCCTAAATCAAGCACTTTGGGTCAGGATACCAGCAGTGACGAACAACCTGGGTGGATGAATGACTAAACCAACAGAACAAGACATGGCTTTAGCAGAATACGAACAAAGCAAAGAGCGCATAATTGATGCTGCTAATGTGGCGCTATCAGAGCACACCGCCGCCCTAACCGCACGCATTGCAGAGTTGGAAAAGGCGCAGGAATGGCAGCCGATTGAAACACTTAACGAAGTGTTTTCAATAGTGACAGATGGAACGCTAGAAGGAACAGATGTGTTTAAGTACAAGGGTGCGTTACCAGAAGGTAAAACACACTGGATACCACTTCCGAAGCTACCAACCCAACAGGAGGATAAATAATGTACAAGGTATTTTTAGAAATGGGTTTCAGTGCAGCAGATGGATTGCACCCAAAAAACAGTGATGGCTTATATACAAACAGAGAGGGTTTTTTACACAATAAAAAACACGGAAAATATATACCTCTAAAACCACATCTGGGGAATGGAAGACACCTAGGAAACCGTGGTGCTTATTTTTACTTCCAAGTAAATGGTGTGAAATACAAGGTTTACCAAGATGAAATACAGGAGCTGGGGCTTAGTGCACCTGCCCATAAAGTCTAAGAACATAATGAAAGTATCAATATATTTACCAGATGGATCGTGGCTTAGTGCATCAAGCGATTCTGTTACTATAGTTAAAGAACTAAGATTTACAGAATATGAAGATGGCAAAGGAACTAAGAGCGAGTATTTTTTCAAAATTATTAAACCAGATTGTGAGATTCATATAGCTGAACGTCACATTGGTAGGGTTGAATATTTTAAAGATAAATAAAATATATGAGTAAATAATGACACAGTTAAGCGTTTGGAACAGGATAGCAAACACACCTCTATCTAAGTTACAACAAGAACCAACAGAAACGCTTGTTAATTTATTAGAGCAAGCTAAGAAAGACAATAAAGAGGCACTTAAAGCTATACATTGGCTTGAGGGTTTAATTAAGTTAGGGGGAATGAATAATGGATAAAATAACATTTACACTAGCTCGCATTAAGGCTCACAAACCATGCAAAGATGGTTATAAAGAACTATGCGCAAACTTAGGTGGGATACGCAAATACGGCAAAGATACACCTATAACATTAAGACAGTTGTACGAAAGTAACGGCCATGATGACACTTTGTGGTGCTTACGAACAACGCCAAAAGAAACACAAAACCTATGGAGACATTTTGCAGTAGATGCTGCAAGTTTAGTTGAACATTTAATAACAGATGAACGTAGTAAAAATGCACTTGTCGTGGCTCGCAAGTATGCAGATGGTAAAGCAACCGATGTTGAGATGGCTGCCGCTTGGGCTGCCGCTTGGGCTGCCGCTGGGGATGCCGCTAGGGCTGCCGCTAGGGCTGCCGCTGGGGATGCCGCTTGGGCTGCCGCTAGGGATGCCGCTAGGGATGCCGCTTGGGCTGCCGCTAGGGATGCCGCTAGGGATGCCGCTGGGGATGCCGCTAGGGCTGCCGCTAGGGCTGCCGCTGGGGCTGCCGCTAGGGCTGCCGCTGGGGATGCCGCTGGGGCTGCCGCTGGGGATGCCGCTTGGGCTGCCGCTGGGGATGCCGCTTGGGCTGCTCAAATAGAGCTACTAGAGCAATACTGCAAACACGGTAAACGACCAGAGAACAGCGAACATCTGATGAAACAGTTTTACGAAAAACGAATGGCTGAAGCCAAATTTTAATCAAGTAATTAAACAAAGGATATAACAAGTGAGTGATTTAGAACCGTGTCCGTTTTGTGGGGGCGATGGTATTCTTAGAAGTTCGAGTGGGTACTCTCGACACATGCGAAAGCATGTTAATTCAAATTGGGTGGATTGTACAAATTACCCCCTAAAATGTGGCGGGAGCACAAGGCACGTTTCGAGTGCCGAAGAAGCAATAGAATTATGGAACAACCGTCTCATAGAAGAAGCATTGCAAGCCGAGAACGAGCGGATGCGTGAATTGCTCAGCTTATGCCTGCCGCATGTAGAGGCTTCTTGCGAAGCAAGTCACCTTACGGATGGGTTCAAACCAAAGCGTAACTATTACGATGAGTTTTTAGAAACGTTAAAAGATGCTTTGAAAGATAAAAAATAGAGCACAAAAAAACCCGCTGGCGAAAGCGGGTTTTTTCTTATCCATAGGGGGATATATTTCAACCGAACGCTGTTAATTTACGCTGCTTTGATACCGTGGTCAACACAAAGTTGCGGCAATTCGCGATCGTCGGATTCGTGAGGAGCCGATACAATAACTTTCCCCTCTTTGACTTGCAATGTTGCCGCCAGCACCGCACGGCCGTTCAGGCTATCGTCCTTGAGCGTGGTGATGACATAATCATTACCCTCTGGATCTGCCACCCGTACATAAGCGCTTTTAAGTTGGCTAAGGTTGCGGTTGCCGGCATTAAAGAAAACAATGTACAGTTTTAATAGGCGGTCGCCTAGTTCACCAATGCTTAATCGAACCTGCTGGCTATCATCACCTGGTAACTTTTCCTCACCTTTTGGACCAATGCTGTTGTAATGCTTCATTGACTTAACTTCTGGCTGCCAGTAGGCGCAAAAGTGCTTAGGATCACTTTTACCGTCTGCGTCCACACTCATGGCTACTAAATCAATGTCCATTGTGCGCACACCGCCACCAAGGGTATGTTCTGCCACTTCGCCTATATCCCATCCGGCGCCGATAAGTAGTTCAATAGCCGGTTTTTTTGTCTCAAACTCATGGTTTTTGCCTCGTTCGAGTTGGTTAATCGTCATATTATCCCTCCTTTTTGGTTTATGGTTGTGGGGTGGGCGAGATACCATTTCCTCACCTCACGCAATACTTATACACTATATTGATATAGTCTTGCAATAGTTTATCATGGATGATATAAATATTTAACCAGACAGGAGAAAAGCCGTGATACTAAAACAGCAGGAAGTAGACATCCTTCGCCAGCTGCTCGCAGAACAGCGTGACTACCAAGAAAAAAGACGGGTTGTTGACCGTCAGATTGAAGACCTGATGAAAGATGCCATGCGCGATCGACAGTTTATACTGAACCGCATGCATGTACAGACGCCCGTCGTTATCATGGGGGTAGCTAGCGTTTTCCCCGAAATTCAACTCAGTGCCGCACCCTACCGTAAGGATGGCACAATTTCTAACCGATGGTTTAAGGTAAAACTCGATGAACTCAAACTACTCAAGCATGAAGACTTACCCAATAATGGGGGTACCAGCGCCCCGCAT